GTGCTGTTACATAAGTTGAACTAGAACCAATACTTGAAACTGCTTTAACTCTTACATCATAAACATTTTGGTCAATTACATTTAAGACTCTATGATTTAATCCTGAACCTTGTGCATAGATAATATAATCACTATCAGAAGCTAGTTTGTATTCTACTTGGTAGTAATCAACAAAGCTATCAGGAGAAGCACCTACTGTTATATTCATGGCAACGATTACAGTACCATCATTATATTCAATTAATTCATCATCTAATGTAACACTTGCTGGTGGTTGAACAGAAAATGGATTAGGAAGATTGGTTGTAGGTATTGCTGTCGCTTGTGTTTTAGTATCCCATGTATAATGTGATGCTTGGTATTCAACAAGTGATAATCCTACAGTTAAATCTTGATTAAAAGTAATTCCAATAACTCTAAAAGGTTTAGCAGAAAATCCAATACTAGAATGTGTAATATTTACAATATCTCCTATGGCTAAATCATAACCATTAAAATCAACACTAATACCTAAAGATAATGCTTCTCTACTTCTTCTAAGTATTACCTCTGCCATTTCTTCAGCTTGATATTGAGAAGTGATAGTTGAAAATGAAAATCTACCCTCTAAAAGAAAATCATTATCATCAGCTTTCATTGTTGCGTGTTGATCTGCGCTTATTAAACCTGAATCATCTATCGGTGGAAATTGTACTTCATCAACTTGATAATTACGTTCTGGATTAACATAACCAACTATAACTCTATTGTATCTATCATTCTTTGTTGGTGTTGATAATGAATAACCACCTATAATATTATCTTCTGTTAAAGTAATAGATGCTGTTCCTGTTGTTTCTATAATTAAATTATACTTACCAGCATTATATGGAAGATAACCTCTGCAACCTTTTAAAAACTCTCTAACATTATCTAAAATACTTCTTGATGTATCTATTGCAGTATTAATATCAAATATATTTATATCACTACCACCTGAATATGGTGTTACTTGTGTTTCACAAACTAATGAAGCATCATAAAAACTTTGTAAGTCTATTTCAGTTACTGCTAATCCTTTTCCATATCTAGCATTAGTTAAATAATCTAATAAGCACCATGATGGATTAGTAGAGTAAGCAGCAGTTTGTGCAACTAAACCTGAATTGTATGCTACAACTTTTTTACCTTGAATCTTTGCTTGTACTTTTGGTATTCCTGTAAATGCGTCTTGATTCCATTTAAAACGAAGTGCAAGATAACATAAACCAGATAGTTTATGATTACTTCCCCAATTACTTAATGTTGATAATAATGTTGATGCTGATTGACCATCTGTTCCATAATGAGGCTCTACTCTAATAAGACTTTCTGAATCTTTATAAAAATTACTATCTCCACTACCTACTTCAACTGCTGTATTATCTGAAAAACTAGATGCAAATGTAACCACTTTATCATCTACTAATATTTCCTCTATATCGTTTATCTCTCCCTCTGCCATAACGATAGCCATATAAAGATAAGTATTATCTGTTCCAGAAGTTTCCATAAACACTCTAGTTCCACCTGTAAGTCTTTCTCCATAAATTACAGGAATGTTTGCGTCATTGGATTGTTTGTTTAATAATATACCTCTTTCAAAATCATCAAATTCATTAGTTCCAAAGTCAGGTATTTCAGGAACTTTTGGTCTTAATGCCCAAGATATAAATAAAGTTATACCTAAAGACACCAAAGGATTCATGTTTCCAAAAAACTTTGATGCTTTGGCTACTGTGCCTATAACTTTTCCTACAAATCCACCCATTATATATCCTTAACTACCATTCTTTTAATTTGATTATCTTCTACTCTTAACCAAGTAAAATTATCTTTAATGCCTTTAAATTTATTAGCCATATTAACACACCATTTAAAAATATTTCTAACATTCTTAATAGCAATAAATTCTACAAATACTAAATGATCTCCAGAGTTCCATTCTTTGTAATTTATAATAGCTGTTTTTTTAAAATGATTAAAAGCATAATCTGATAGATAAGCCCAATTAGTAAAACCAACCAAAGTATCGTTGTGATAATGTTTTTTATATTGTTTTAAAAATATACTAGGCTTGATGTGATGTTGTAAATCAAGATCGTGTAGATCGTCATATTTAGGATAATTTCTATATAGAGATATAATATCTTGCATTACTCTCTACCCCATTTAATATCTTGTACTGTTTGAGAACTAAAATCCATTCCAACATCTGTACTAAAGAATCTTTGCTGTGATGTATTATTAGTCTTTCGACCATTCTTTTTATTAAAGTCTGCCCAATGAGATACAATAGATAATGATAGTGTGCTTGATTTCTCTTGTTCTTGTATTTCAAAATTTTCTATACTTCCTTTATAAAGTAAAAAAGGGTCAGCAAATATTGTGTTATCATCATCTAGCAATCCTCTATAAATAGTTACAGTATTATTAATAACATTCTCATTTAAAACTACTGAAATATATGTTTGGTCTGCACCTGATAAAGTTAAAGTAATACTAGATTTACTTACATCTGTTTGTTCTGAAAAATCTGATATGCCTAATAAATGATCTGACGCTAGATAAGTAACTGATGAACCAGATATTGATGAAGTTAATGGAAAAGAACAATCAGTAATGTTAATAGGAGTATCGAACCCAAGAGTGATAAGATGGAATGGTCTAATATCATTTGTTGCTAGTTCGTTCTTTATCGCTGTTGTCAGGCTTCTCGTCATATTCCTCAAATGTTCTTCTGGTTACTTTTATTGAATCATTGACAGTATAATTAGCATTTTTAGATGGTTCACTATACTTTCCGTGATTCAAAGATTGAGAATTAAAATCATCAGCTTCAATTATTTCTTCAGCCAAGAAATCAACACTAATCCAATACTTGACTTTATATTTCATCTATAAGGCTTCTTCAACATCAAATTGGTACTCATAATATAAATTACCATCTTTATCTACACCTGATACTCCAAACTCTTGAATATCATTTGTTAAGTGTACTGTGAAAGATACATTATCATAAGTAACTATTGAATCATCTGCAAGTGCCACAAGTAAAGGTGGCTCTATTGTAACTGTTGCTGCATTACTTGAACTTGTTACATCTGCTACAACCATATAAACTTTATCATGTGAAGCAAACTTTATAAAATCTCCAGCTTTAAATCTTCCAGCACCATCTCCAGCAAATGCGTCCATATCAATCGTTGTATCTCCAACTGCGTGAACTCCATTAACTAAAACTGTTCCTGATTCATTACCTCTAGCATCTTCTATTTCTGGTGGGATAATTGTAAAGTTTTCTTTGCCTGATCTTTGTTTAACTATAAAAGCCATTAACTCTCCATAAACATCTGATCTTTTAGCAGTAATAATTTGAACTGAAAATGCCCATCTTTGATTATCTATTTGTCTAGCAAGTTTCTTACCTGAAACAGTTTTTGAGATAATAGTATTTTGAATTGACTTTATTCCTAAAGTTCCAAACTTAGCAGTTGATATAGGAAATGCACCAGCCATTAGATTAAGTTTTTACTCCCTCTTTCATTTACTGCGTTATTAATTAATTGAGTTATAGTTCCTCTTGATCTAACTAATAATTCTTCAAAGCCAGAAGCATCTACTGTATTGATATTAAAAGTAACATTAGTTGAACCACCACCTGTTCCTCTAGCTGATTGAGTAATTTGTCCTGATTGATTTGGTACAAACATTTCTGGCCCATTTTCTCCTACTAAAATTGGATTACCTTTTGATACTGCACCACCACTAGCAAAGCTACCCATTATACCAGTTAATAAATCGCCACCAGTAGAGATACCTTTCATTACACTTTGTTTAGTTTTTTCATGTGTAATCATTTTTTCAATTCCTAATTTTGTCATCAACTGTCCTATTTGAGTATTTTCCATAGCAATAGAAATAGCTTGTCTTGCTATCTGTTCTATTAAGTGTGCTATAATTTTTGATAAAACTTGTTGTGCCATGTTTCTTAAAGTGTCAGATAATTTTTCTCCAAATACTAATGATCTTGATAATGCTTTTGACATATTTGTAATACCACTATTAATACCTTCTGCAATTATCATTCTTATATTTTCTTTTTTCTTTTTAATATCTTCTAATACTCCATTATTCATTTCTTTAAATTTAGAGATTGCTTTTTCAGTAGCACTTGGAATTTTAATTCCTAATTCATTTTCAGTATTATATAAGAATGTATCTATTTCTGATACTGCATCTCTAACTTGAATCATAGTTTTATGTAAATCTCTAGCTGGTGGTAAAACATTCTTTACACCTTCAGAAAAATCATCAAAACTTTTAGCAGTTTCTTTAAATAATTTATCAATTCCTTTAAATGCTACATAAACTGCACCCCCTTTAGCTATAAGAACTAAAAGACCTTTTAGACCTTTAACGGTAAATAGACTAGCCAAACTAAATTTCATCATTTGTTTTGCTGCAAATTGTATAGCAGCACCTAATGCTAAAAATAGTTTTACTACTTTAATGGCAATTAATAATTTAAATAAATCTACAATTAATCCCATACTATCTTTTAAAAGAACAATAGCATCTTTAACTTTTACAACTGCAAATGCTAATGAAATTCCTATATCAGTTGCTAGAGCATCTATGCTTTTTGCATTTTCTTCTAAAAATTTATTTAATGAAGTAAATTCTTTTTTAAGACCCTCAAAGAAACCAGCATCTAATATTTTTCTTTTAAAATTAAAAAACTTATCTCCAATCATTGATAGAGTACCTTCAAATGTTTTTGCTAATTCATCTGTTGCTGCACCAAACTTTCCACCCTTACCAAATGTTTTTTGAAGTGCTTCTGCTGTTTCTTCTATTGTTACTGTTGCACCAGCTTTAAATCCTAACATAGCTTTAACACCTCTATCTCTAAATAGATCAGCAGCACTAATACCAGCACTCATTGATCTTTGTATTTGCTCTGCTGTAGTTTTAAAATCTAGTCCTGTTACTGCTGCAACATTACCAGTAATTTCCATAAGGTTAGCAAGTTCTTTTGCATCTTTAGAAACAACTGCAAGAACACCTGAACCAGCTTGAATTTCTTCTAGTGAGAAAGGAACTTTAGCAGCAAACTTTGCCATCTCATCAAATGCTTTTGCACCTTCTTGTGCAGTACCAAATAAGAATTTTAATCTTACTTGTAATCCTTCAATTTGTTTTCCTGTATTAACTAATGATCTAATAGCAAGTCCAGTACCTAAACCAATAAAAGCATTTTGTAAGTTAAATACAGCACCTTTAACTTTATCTAAACCACCTCTAACTCCTTGTAAGGCTTGTTTGGACTTATCCTTTGCTACAATGTCTATTTTAAGTTGTTGTGCCATTATTTATAATTCTTTGCTTCTGCTAGTGATTGGTTTCTTTTATACTGATCTTGCTCTTTTTTCAAGTAAGCTAACCAAAGATTATAATGACTCATTGGCATATCAAGAACTTGTTGAATTGGAATGTGAAGTCTGTCTGCTACTACTAAAAGCGACCAAGTATCAGGGTCGCTACTTACTTTTTTTCGGCTTCCTCGAATGAGGTATCTGCAAGGATTTGATTAGCAATATTAGCTATAACATTTGAGTCTGCTTTTTTTCTTAAAGAAAATTTATCTTCTGGTTGAAAGGCTTTAATCATTTCTCCTTTGTCATCTTTGACTTGGAGTTTCATTATAAGTAAATCTACAAGAATAGTTAAGTCTTGAAAATTATTAGACTTCTTAAAGATAATGTTTTTTTCTTCAAGGGTTAATGGCTCTGAATAAAATACACTAGCATTTCCATGCTCGTCTTTCCATTGTTCGACCTCAATAGTGATAGTTTTAAGAGTTTCAAAATGAGTTTTTACTCTATCAATAACTGACATAAATTAGATTATACAGTTCCTATTGT